GGACAGAGAAACAGACGCTCCATTGTAAGTAATGGAGAGCGGATCAGAGAGGGCCATCAGACTCCTACTTTGAGTTGGACTGCATGGCGATTGCCACACAGGTAGCAAAGTATAACTACTTTGCGATACCAAGGGCACCAAGAATAGCTAGTTCTCGCGGTGAAAGCGAGCGACCAGTGAAAGTGGTGCCAAACGGACGGACACGTTCTCTTTGTTTAATATCCTCAGTGAGGGTATAAGAGACCGTGGCGGGTCGCCAGGTACCTGCAACGCATAGACGGCCTGACCATTCATACAGTCTTTCAACTGTAGAATGGCACATGGCGTATCCGTAGCGTTGCGTGGCACCTTCAGAGGCTTGCAAAAACAGGTGACGCAAAGCGTTACCCGAATTTGTAAACCAATCGGCGAGCCAGGAGAAAGGAAGAAGTTCCCAAATGTCGGCGGGATCTGGCACAATGCCATAAACCCGATTCCATTCGAATATGAGTTCCTCGAGGCGAGACATGTCCTCAGGAATGTAGTATTCGAAAGCCCCTGAATACCAGATCTCTCTCTTGATCTTGGTAGTCACGGTCAGTTTGGGAATGTTCACTAGGAACGCCGAGAGAGTACTTCTCCCCGGTGTAATCAAGGAATTAGAATAATTCCTCACACTAGTGCTTTCTTCGAGCACGTAAGGTCCAGCCTTTCGGCGAACGACCTTACCAGCGTCTCGGCGATACTGGCTGATAGTCTCAGAGAAAGTTGATGCTGCCTCCGTAAAGGATTTAGCATCAGAGACTACCGGGAGAATTCCGAATTGATAATTCAAGAATTCGCCTCCCGGATTCTGATCGAGAAGCGCTTTTCCCGGGGCAGAGAACAACTTGCCCTCGGTTATGAGCTCTCCGACAGAAACCAGTGCATTGGCAGTTGCTGATGTTGGTACTACCGAAAGCATCAACCTTTCTCCGTGTTTGCGGAGATCAGTTTGGCTTAAGGCATTACTCGACGTCCAGACTGCGTGCTTATCCAGGCTATTAAGGTAGATACTTCTAGCGATGTCTCGTATTTCTATAGATGGAAATACGATACCTTCGTAGAAGTAGTTGGTTTTACCACTACCCCAATAGCTCTCAAGCCTGTGATGAGGATACGTGCCCTCGTGTCTAAGAGTGACTCTTCTTGTGAAGAAGGGTCCTCCGACATCTCGGGGACGCATCTTACTATCACGATGCCATGCCCGACCATGATACAACGACGATGTTTGCTGGTGCCATCCTGTGGCACAGCCTCCATCGATATCGTTGTAAAATGGCGGATAAAGATGAGGTTGTGAGGAAAATCTTGCATTATGTCCCC